AAAGCATAGGCGGCATCGCCGAACCGGGCGCCGCCTTGGCGGTCTAGCCGGTCTTTGTGGCCGGTCCAGTGGGTGAGCTCATGCAAGGCGGTGCTCTGGTAGTCTTCCAGTTTTAGAAACTGGTCGGGGCTGGGTAGGCTGATAAGGTCGTGCGACGGGCTGAAAAACGCACGATCGCCGCCATGAATAACCCTTGCCATGTCCATGGTTTCGCCGATGGTGGCGTCGCTGTATACCTCGGGCGCCTGTTTGACTTTGGCAAGATCTAGCCCGTCGCATTGGTTGACGCTGAAAACGGTATAAGCGCGCATCATCGGGAATTTTTTATTAGTCTCTTCGCCGGCTGCGTTTAGTTCTTTAAAGAACTTCCAAAACGCAATGCGCTGCCCTTTTTCGCCTTTGCGAACGTTGCCGCCGAGCGCCTGCGCTTGTTTGTAGGTTAACCAGCCGGCACCGAGCGGGTGCCCCATTAATAAAAGCGAATTAATGCCGCGATAGGTGTGCCCGGTAATGGCGTTATGAGGCATGAGCGGCGAAGCGGTGCCGCCTTTCCATGGTTTTACCCAGGTGGGGACGCCTTCGCGCAGGTCGGCAAGGATTTTTGCGGTGATTTCTTTGTTTAGATTGGTTTTGGCCATTTTAGTCTCCGGCTTTCGCCTGATGGTTGTCGCGGCTTTCGCCGCTGGGGTGGTGATTGCTCACCGTTGAGTTAATTATACACACTTTTTTTAAATAGTGTGTATTTTTTTATCTTTTTTTATAAATATATGGCGGGGAGTTTTCTAAAAACCTGTGGATTTTGCCTTGTTTTTTGGTAACTCTTTGTTTTTCTAAGTGAATTTTTCCGGTGTTGGGTCGCTGTATCCAGATTTTTGCCTCTTTTTTCCATGGGTTGGCTTTTTAACCTGTGGATGGTGTCGGCTCGATTCGCCCCGTCTATCTATCTATCTATCTAATTTTTATAAAAAAAAGAGAGATACATATAAACAAAGCGATCCACAGGTGCGCCCCTGGGTTGTTCGCGTGCTCCCACAGGTTGGGGGCGCTTCCATGGGTTAACCCGTGGGAACCCGTGGTTTCTTTATGTTGACAAATCAATCAGTTAGCGCGAAAAAAGGGGTTCTCCACGGTTCCACAGGTTAAATTCTCTCCGCCTATGTCAAATTCGTTTAAAACGTTGTTGTCCGCCTGGCTCCAATTTAAGGAAAAAACCGAAGGCCGCGCGCCGGCAACAATTAACAAATACGGCCAGACGCTGCAGCGGCTCGGTGATCATTGCGCGGCGCTGGGGATTGACCCGTTAACCATAACCCCCAGCCAGCTGGAGCAGTTCGCCGGCCTGGGTTTGCATAATCAAAAGATTGGAGCCCGGTCCAGGCGGCCGATGGTCTCGGGGCTGCGTGGGTTTTATGGCTGGTTGCATCGGTCGGGCGCGATCGCGGCGAATCCAGCGGAGTTGTTACCGCTACCCGACGCAGGCGCCCCGCTGCCGGTAGCGCTTAGCCTGGCCAACGCGGAAAAGCTAATAATGGAGCCGGGCTTAGATACGTTCGCCGGCGTTCGTGATACGGCAATTTTTGCGGTGATGCTGGGCACGGGCTGCAGAATTAGCGGCCTGGCCCGGCTGAATGAGAGCTCGTTAAACTGGATTGAACAGGAAGGGCGCGAACGACTGGTTATTGAACTAACAGAAAAAGGCAATAAATCGCGACTGGTCCCGGTCCGCGATGAAGCGCGCTTGATGGTTCGGGCTTACCTGGGCCATCCAGAATTAGGGCTGATTGATAGAACGCTAGCGAATGGCGATCGCGTGTTGTGGTGCTCCGTTAATAACCGACAGATAACAGAAGATCGCTACCACGGCGAAGCGCGAAGGCTATCAACCCGAAGCATTGACCGCATCATCAAGCGGCACGGGATAGCGGCCGGCGTGCCGGTCAACCAGCTACACGCACACGCCGCGCGGCACCTGGTCGGGATCGAACTGGAAGAGGACGACGTTAACCTGCTCACGATGCAGGCGTTTCTAGGTCATGCCGACCCGAAATCAACTCGGATATATACCCGCATGGCCCCGCGCAAGATGGCAGAGGTCGCCGACCGATCAAACCCGCTCGGGAAAATGAAAACACCAGTAACCGACATAGCCAAAGCGCTGGCCACGAGCAAACCGAGCCGCGCCCCTTTTGGCCCTCGCTGAGTCTCAGAGCGCTAATTGCCTGACTCGGGTTAAAGGCTACACCCTGATGTTTTTAGACGCCGCTGCAGGTGTTGAGAAATCATCTTTTAAACGGGCTAAAACAGTAGAGTCTTAGAGCCTTGCTAGTTCGCCTAATGTCATAAAGCGAAGTAGAAGCAAACCAATAAACGGATTTAAAAGGGCTGCAGATTGACCAACACAACAAAAAGCGAAATAGAAAAGAGAAAACCGACCCGCAAGGGTTCAGGCTCAAGGGGTGGGGGGTCGGAAATCGCAGACCTTCCCGCTGCCCGGAGGGGGTGGGTACCTAGATGAATACACTAGATAAAAGTGTCTTATCTCAAAAATCGCGAAAAATTGGGAAGACAGCGGTTTTATATGCGCGGGTCTCGACGGTGAAACAGACCGAGAAAGAATTGCCGCTGGAAAGCATGATGGAACGACAACGGGCCAAAGCTGAAAGGATGGGCTGCTCGATCATCAATGAGTTTGTCGATAAATCGCAATCAGGCAGCAGCGATCGCCGAAGCGAGTTTCAGGCGATGATTGATTATTGCCTGGTGAGCCAGCCCGATTACCTTATCTGCTGGTCGACCAGTCGGTTTGCCCGCAGCCAATACGACTCTATTGTTTATAAGCAAAAACTAAGCGAGAGCGGGGTTAAACTCGTTTACGTGTCAATGGATATTGACAGCGACACCGAGGCGGGCTGGTTAACAGAGCGCTTCATGGAAATAATGGACGAAATGAAGTCGAGGGACACGTCAAGGGACACCCTTCGATCGATGGTCGCGAACGCGAAAAGCGGATTTTTTAATGGTGGCAGGCCCCCGCTGGGCTATCGTGCTGAGCCGTCGCCCGACAACCCCAAAAAAAAACGGCTAGTTGTCGTAAACAGTGAAGCCGCGCTAGTGCGCAAAATCTTTGCTTACAAGGCCGCCGGCCTCGGGGGCAAAGGAATCGCCGACGCTCTAAACCAGGCCGGCGAATACAATCGAGCTCGGAAATGGACCAAAGGAGCGGTGCTGTCGCTTTTAAGGAATCCGACCATTACCGGGAAAACTGTTTTCGGTAGAAAGACCAGGCGAACAGGGAAGCTAAACCCAGCAAAAGACTGGCTGATTGTCCCTTCGCACGCGGGGATTATCCCCGACGCCGAGTTTCAAAAAATACAAAAAACAATGGACAGAGAAACGAATCAGCGACTTGGCGGCAGCTCCCCGAGATCTCAATGGCTATTTACCGGGCTTTTAGTTTGCGGGGTATGCGGCGCCAGCATCCAGACCGAAACGGCTACCGGGCGCGCTGGCAAGCGATACAGCTATTACCGGTGCTTATCTGCTCGGCGCACTGGGTCCTGTGACGCAGGACGGATGCCGTGCGCCGAATTAGACGACTGGTTAAAAGAGAAGGTGCTGCAGCGGGTTCTAAGCAAACAGAACCTCGACCGACTTATCGAAGACATTAAGGAACGGGAGAAAGCCTGGAAAACCGACAGCTCGGATAAATTAAAGGAGGTTAGAGAGGAACTGGAGCGGACAGAACAAAAACGCCGTCGGCTATTTGACCTGCTTGAACAACACCCCGCCGACCTTCACCTGGCCGATATCACCCCTAGAATTAGGGAACACAGCGAAAAAATAAATCTTCTGGAGGCTGAACTAGCCGCGCTGGTAAAAGAACCACCAATTAAGCCGACCCCACCACAGGGGCAGATATTTAAAATCAGGAAGGCGTTAATCGAGGCGATAAAAGAAGAAAGAAACCCGCATAAAATCAGGGGCTTATTTGCTGAATTACTGGAGTCAGTAGAAATAAACCGACATAATGCGAAAATAACTTACCGCCCTGACCTAATTGTTGCGGGCGGTCAAAAGGCGGTTCGTAGTAGGAAAAATTGGCTCCCCGAGCCGGGCTTACTGCGAACCAATAAGGCGGTTTTCGAGCTGCCAGATGGTCTTATGGTTAAGCGGTCGGCGTGATGAATCATTTAAGCCTGGTCAATTTCAAGTGTTCGTGCGGGGCTCAGTTTGAAGCTGAGCCTGCGCAGGTCCACGACGCACCAGAAAAGCCGTGGCACCCGTTTACCTATTATAGCCCCTGCCCCGATTGCGACGATCCCGAAGTCGGGCAGGTTTACTGGGAAGCTAACCGGTTAAAGGCTAACGCGTTTGCGACGGGCCCGAAGACGGCGCAGGGGAAAGCGGCGTCGGCGGCCAATCTGGAGGGGCACCCCACCCCGGAAGAAGCTCGGCTGACCCGGTTTAACGCCTTAAAACACGGCGCTTATGCGCAGACGGCCACCTATTTTCCGCCCCGACCGGGGCAGTATGAACAATGCGAAGGGTGTCAATACCTGGAATCTCAGGAGTGCGTGCCGGCCCACGCCTGCCTGTCGCGGCTGGATCTTTTTTTGAAGGTGCAGGTTGCCACCGAGACCGGCAACCCCGGGATGCTGAGCTCGATCATGGCCGACCACCAGGCGGGGGTGTTCTCGATTATTAGCGAAATGATCCGCGCCATTGCCAAGGATGGGGTGCGATTCATTACGCCCGTCTGGCACGGCGACAAAGACGGCGGCATTCATTTTGTCGAGACTCGGGGCGAGGACAACGTACTGCAGCCGATTAACGAAATCACCGCCAACCCGCTGCTGCGGATTCTGTCCGACTTTATGGCCAAGAACCACATGACCCTGGCGGACCTGAACATGACCCTGAAAAGCCAGCAGGATGGTGAGGTGCTGGCCGGATTCCTCGATAAAGAAGAAGAAGACGCCGAGACCACGGCCGAATTTCAGCGACGCAACACCCTGGCGCTGGAGGGTATTCAGCAAATGATCGAGCGCAGCCAGACGATGACGAAACGCGACCCCATACTGATTGAACAGCAGGGGTCGGAATAGTGCCAAAACGCGTTAGCGCCACCCAACGGCTGCGGCTGCAATCCGTCGCCGAAAAGGAGGTGATGCGCTACGCCGGCGATCATGCCCGCTGGCATAAATACGTGCATAACGTGGACCTGGACCCGGTTCAGATTTTAAAGATGATGGAAATGCGGGCGAACGCTAACACCATCGACTATTCCTGCCGCCGCACCGGCAAGACTGCCGGCAAAGAACTGTATTTACTGGAGCACAGCGCCACCCGCGCCGACCAGTCGCTGGGGATTGTGGCCCCGCGCGAGGCCCAGGCAATCGTTAACCTCAATTACCACCTGGATGCCATCCGCCGCAGCGAGATATTGAGCGCCTATATCGGACACAAATCCGGGCGCCGGCAGATTGCCGACACCTATTACGAATTTGCCAACCGCAGCAAGGCGCAGGCTTACGGAATCATGGCCAACGTCGACGGGGGCGATCTAACCGCCGCCAGCCTCGAAGAAGTCGACGACATGCCAAAAGAGCGGTTATTTAGCCGGTTTCTGCTAATGATGGGCAGCACCCGGCGCCTGGGCGCATCCAAAAACAGCGAGAACAATCCGCAGATCCGCATCACCGGGGTATTCAAGGGCGCCGACACCCTGGGGCAGCTGGTTAACGAAGGCTTTTATCACGTGCTGCCAGTGATCAACGTCTACCTGGGTATTGAAATGGGCATCCTGAACGCCGATTTCATGGCCGACATGACCAGCCAACTATCACCCGACGAATACATCCGCCAGCTGCTCTGTCGCAACATAAGCGCCCGCCATCTAATCTGGGAAAAACACATTCGCACCGGGCTGCAGGTGGGGTTAAAGGCAGGGATCGAGCTTGCCGAACCCCTGCCCGGCGAGACCTACAAAAAACGCGGGTTAATTTCTTTTGGTTACGACGCCAGCGGCCACGGTGAAAACCCACAATCCAGCCGCCACGCCTTTGTCGTTACTGAGCAAATCGGTAACTTCACCTGTTTTATTTTCTGCAAAACCTGGGCGCCCGGCGCTG